TAACATACTCAATTGTTTCTTCAAATCTTCCTTCAGGTATAACATTTAATACATCAACAGGTGTATTTTCTGGAACTGCTACAGTAAATAGCCTAACTCCTTATACTGCTGTAGTCAGAGTTACAGACTCTGGCGGTAACTATGTTGATAGAACTTTTAGCTTATCTCAAGATACACCAGATGCTCCAACAATTACATCAGTAACAGACGTTGGAACAAATAGAGCATTTAATAACGGAGCTGTTTCTGTTGCATTTAATGCACCAGCTTTTAATGGTGGATCAGCAATTACATCATATACTGTAACAAGCAACGCTGGACATACAGGATCAGGATCATCTAGCCCTATTGTGGTTGGCGGATTATCTTCAAATACATCATATACATTTACAATTACAGCAACAAATGCTAATGGAACATCTCTTTCATCAAGTGCATCTTCTTCTGTAACAGCTACTACAGTTCCGCAAGCACCTACAATTGGAACAGTTACTGCTCCAGCAGTAGGAGTTTTCTCAGCATCAGTTCCATTTACTGCTAATGCAACAGGTGGAAAAGCAATAACATCATACATAGTAGCATCTAGTCCATCTAATCTAACAGGAACTGGAGCATCTTCTCCAATTACTGTATCGGGATTAGCACAGGGTATAGCATATACGTATTCAGTTGCTGCTATAAATGCAAACGGTACTAGCTCTTATTCATCATCTTCTAATTCAACTACAACATCTATTATGAATTTGGTTGATACATTTAACAGAGGAAATGGTGCTTTAGGAACAGCTTCAGATGGACTAGGTATATGGTCAGTGCAGCGTGGTAACTTCTCTGTAGATTCAAGCATGGCATATTCTAGCGATACAAACAACTCCATAGCTACTGCACCACTTTCATCTTCTACGATATCAAATGCTCAAGCAGATATGTATGCAGACCAAGGTGGAGTTGGACTTGCTTTCTGGGTAACTGATGCAAACTCTTGGTGGGGAATATATCCTAGTTATACAAGTACAACAACTACAGGAACAACAACTAGCTGTAGTGGAGGAGCACTTGGAGGAACATATGAATATCAAAACGTACCAGGAAATGCTTGCAGTAGAAGCTGCTCTAGCATATATGTTTATGGATATTGTGCTGGAAGCTATAACTTATTTGCAGTGAGAAATACATGTGGTTTAACTGCAACTCAACAAAATACCTTAAATAATAACTGTAATTACGACTGGTGGGTTGATAACTGTACTGGAGGAAGCTGTACCGTAAATGCTACAAACGTAACAAATACAAACTACACAACAAACTATACATCAGATATTAAAATTGAAAATCAAAGCGGAGTGCAGCACTCAAATACATATGCTTCAAGTCTAAACCCTACACGTTCACTAGCAATTAGCACATCTGGAAATACAATTAGTTATACAGGTTACAGTGCAGCAGGTAAGGGTGGATCTGCTATAGTAAGTAGCAGCTTTACCCCTTCATCTCCTACCAAGGGTACTAGGGTCGGAGTCATAAAGTCAAGCTCACCATATGCACAAGGTTCATATGTTGACAATTTGAATGTAACTGTGGCATAATAGTGTACAATGTATTTATGGGGTAAAGATGGAAAATAATAAACCAGCAAGACCTTGGGACCTATTTAATAAAAATATAGGTCGTGTTCAAACACTTGTTGCAGAACAAAGACTTGCAATTTGTGCAGAATGTCCAAGATTTATTAAAGCAACCACACAATGTAAAGAATGTGGGTGTATAATGAGACTAAAGACAAAGCTTCCAAATGCAGAATGTCCTATGGGTAAATGGCATAAAGAAGAAATATCTTATAAAGAGGAGACAAAATAAAATGGCACAACACAATCATGAAATGCCACCAGTAAAAGTTGCTTTTATTTTAGACAACGTTGTTGCAGATGTTCTACATACAGATAATAGACTTGCTGCAATATTTTTAAGTGATCCAGTTGTTATTGATGTTACAGATCATCAAGACGTAGACGTTATAACAGCAGACTCAGTATATGACCCATCAACACAAAGATTTACAGCTGCTCCTCCACAACAGAGTGAATCTTTTCCAATGATGCCAGGTGATGTTGTTACTGATGAAGATGGCGGAGACGATCAACTATTAATGACTCCTGCTACTCCACCATCAGCATAATATTAATATATTTTTCTAGATGATTAAATTTATTAATAAGTCTGGATTTATACAGGAGCATTTACCAGAACCAGCATCAAAAAATATACCTGATTGGTATAAAGATGCTGTTTCATATTTAGATGGCAATAAAAAAAATAAAAAAAGCCAAGTTAAAACCAATAAAGTATTAGAGTCACTTGAAACAAACGGAACCATTAAAAAGTGTATTCCAGTTTTTGACTCTATGACTGCTGGATATATTTTAAAGGTTCCAGGCAATATTGAAGTATTTAAAACCCAGACTAAAAATGGTTATGCCATGGCTTTTAGTTGGGATCAAATGGCTCCAATTGAAACCCACCCTTTATCACAGGCGCAAGATTATCCGCACAATAACATACATAAAGTTGGTTTGCCAAAGTTTATAAACCCATGGATAATTAGAACTGATCCAGGATATTCATGTTTATTTTTACCGCCAATGCATAGAGATGCAAAATTTTCAATACTACCAGCAATTGTAGATACGGATACTTTTGATTTTGCCATTAATTTTCCTTTTACACTTACAGATCCAGATTTTGAAGGCACAATTGAAGGCGGTACACCAATGGTTCAGGTAATACCGTTTAAAAGAGATGAATTTACCCATGAGATATATGATGCATATGACTATGTGCAAAAATACCCAGATACAACACTTTTTCAAAAAGAATTTCCAGACTCATATAGAGATGAAAACTGGAATAGAAAATCTTATAGATAAAATCTGATATAATAATCTCAGTATATTAGGAGGTCCCCTTACATGGCAACAAGAATGCAACAGCGCAGAGGAACTGCAGCTCAATGGACTTCTACCAACGATGGCGATGGCCCAATACTAGAAGTTGGTGAAATTGGCTTTGAAACCGACACTGGTAAGTTTAAAATTGGCGACGGTATAAATAGATGGATCGACCTAGATTACTTCCTAGATGAATCAGAAATTGATAGTATTACAGGTGATTATGTTTTATCATCTACCTTGGGACAAAATAATGGTGTTGCAACTCTTGACGGATCTGGAAATGTTCCAGTTTCTCAGCTAGGAAACATTATTGATGCAGCTCCTGGAGCACTTGACACTCTTAATGAATTAGCTGCAGCTCTAAATGATGATGCAAACTTTGCTACCACAGTTACAAATTCTTTGGGAAATAAACAAGATAAAGTTTCTGGCGTATCAGACACAGAAATTGGATATCTTTCTAACGTAACATCAGATATTCAGTCACAACTTAATGATAAACTTGAATCAGCAGACTTAGATGAGGCTGCACAGGATGCTATTAATACCGCATTAGTGGCGGGTACTGGTATTGATAAGACTTATGACGATAATGCAAATACAATAACATTAAATATTGACTCTACAGTTACTACAAATGATGGAACACAGACATTAACCAATAAAACAATTAGTGGAGCAAGCAATTCTTTAAGCAATATCCCAAATGCTGCATTAGATTATGACCATATTACAATTAATGGAAGTGCCGTTTCTCTTGGTGGCAGCACAACAATTGATGCTCTACCATCTCAAACTGGAGAAGGTGGAAAATATTTAACAACAGATGGCAATAATCCATCTTGGTCAACTATTGATCTTTCTTCAAAGCAGGATGTAGTAGCTGGAGTATCAGATACAGAAATTGGATATTTATCCAATGTTACATCCGATATTCAAAATCAATTAGATGATAAAGCTCCTACAGATTCTCCAACATTTACTGGAACAGTATCTGGTATTACTGGTTCAATGGTTGGTCTTGGAAATGTGGATAATACATCAGATTTAGATAAGCCTATATCAACAGCTACTCAATCAGCGCTAGATCTTAAGTCTGATCTTGCTTCACCAACATTCACTGGGACTGTTACAACAGATGATCTTGTTGTAGATGGAGACTTTACTGTAAACGGAACAAATTTTGCAGCTAGCGCAACATCTATTGTGATTGAAGACAACATGGTTCAGCTTGCACATCAAAATGCAGCGAACACAGTAGATCTAGGAATTGTTGTTGGATATAACGATGGTACAGCAAAACACTCAGGTATCGTAAGAGATGTATCAGCAGATAAGTGGAAGTTGTTCAAGGGTGTTACAACAGAACCTGCAACAACTGTAGATTTTTCAGAAGGATCACTTGATGATCTTGAGGTTGCAGGCCTCACAGCTTCATCTTTGACTGTTGGAGATGTTTCAAATACAGAATTTGGATATTTAAACGGTGTTACGTCTGCGATTCAAACACAGTTAGATGATAAGCTTAATTCATCAACAGCTTCATCAACATATGCACCACTTGCATCACCTACTTTTACAGGCACAGTAATATTGCCAAATAATACAGTTACAAACTCAATGCTATCTGGCTCTATAGCAAATAATAAATTATCTAATTCTTCAGTAACTATTAATGGAGAGTCTGTTTCTCTTGGTGGATCTATAACAATTCCAACAGGAGCAACAGCCCAACTTGTTTCATCAAATATATCATTACAACATAACTATAATTATTTTGTAGATACATCAGCAGCTAGGACCCTAACCTTGGCATCTGCCCCATCTCTTGGAGATACAATTGCCATTATAGACGCAGCTGGGCTTGCAGCAACAAATAAAATAACTGTAGATTCAAATGGTGGTAAAATAAACGGTACAGTACAAGATCTAGAGATAGATATGAATAATGCTGCTGTAGTATTAATTTATACAGGATCTAGCTACGGATGGAGAGTAGGATAATGACACTAAGCTTAAGCACAATGATGTCTGGTGGAGGGGCCCAGTCTGATAATAATTTTACTGTTATGACAGAGGGCAATGGTTATACCCTTGTAGACTTAACAACTACATATCCAGCAGGAAAATATTCTGTTGCATCAAAACTTGCAGATACAACTTATGATATTTATTTAATTGCAGAAGATGGCTCAAATGCAGGGTACTTAGCAGCAAGCTCATATATCCAACTTAATATTACTGCTACACAATCTTTTAATAAAGTAGTTATTTATGGTGCAACTAATAATGACGTCATTAACTTTACATACTCAAATATTTATTCTGCCACAGGCCCATCAACTGGAGAATATACAGGAGCAGCACCAAGATTAATTTCTGTCTCAACATCAGACCTACCAAATAAAAATAATACTACTACAATTACAGGTCAAAACTTTGCAACAGATGTTGAAGTCACATTTACTGGTACGGACAGTGTTGCTAGATCAGCAAAAGCAATTAACAGAGTATCTTCTACTTCTATTATTGTTACTCGTCCAGACGATATGCCAACAACCTATTCACCATATACACTTACTGCTACAAACCCAGGCATTACTGCCCCAGCATCTACTAATACACATAAACTAACTAATGCAATTACTGCAGGTAATGCTCCAGTATGGGTAACATCTGCAACATTGCCAGCATATAGAAAAGATGAAGCATATTCACAAACTATTCAGGCATCAGATTCAGATGGTGGAGCAGCCATTATATACTCAGTTGTATCTGGATCACTTCCATCTGGATTAACATTTAATACATCAACTGCTCAATTTTCAGGTACACCAACAACAAATACTGCAAGTCCATACTCTTATACAATTCGTGCAACCGACGCTGGAGGAAACTATGTAGATAGAGCTTTTGTTGTTCAACAGCTTGCTCCAGATGCTCCAACTATAGGAACTGGTACGGATATTGGTACTTCACGTTCATATAACAATGGTGCTGTATCTGTTACATTTACCCCAGCTCTAACTGGACCAGCTGCTACATCATATACTGTTACAGCATATGCTGGAGGATCACCAACAGCATTTTCTACAACTGGAGCATCAAGTCCATTAACAGTAGCTGGATTAGCATCAAATACTAGCTATACTTTTGTTGTAAAAGCAACTAACTTTGCTGGAGGAGACAGTCTTAATTCATCACAATCTTCATCAGTTACAGCTACAACAGTGCCACAGGCACCAACTATTGGAACAGCAACAACTACAGGCCCTCAATCAGCATCAGTTACATTTACAGCGAACGGAACTGGTGGAAAAGCTATATCAAATTACGATATTACATCAAGTCCATCTAACTTAAACTATACTGGAGCTTCATCTCCAATATCTGCTACATCTTTGCCTTTAGGACAAAACTATACATTTACTGCTAGGGCATATAACGCAAATGGATGGTCTGCATCATCTGCAGCATCAAATTCTGTTAATATGGCATATCCAGCATCAGACTCAGATAACTTTAATAGAACGACTTCAGTTGCTTTAGGAAGTACAACTGGAAATGCTCAAGCATGGGTTGCAGATTCTGGAACATGGTTTGCAAATGGATCTCAAGCTCAAACAAATGATGGATTTGCTTTAGCACACGTAAATATTAATGGAACAAACCAAACAGTAAATGCTGACGCATATGCTCAAACTGGTGTTGCTTGGTGGGTGTCTAATTCATCAAATCACTGGGGCGCTGTACCATATTACGATACATCTATTTCATATGCTACTGTTTGTAGCACATACGTATATGATTATAGCAATAATGATCCAGGCGGATGCTGCGCCAACTTATCATTTAACAGATATTCTTTTACTATTTATTGTGCAGATGGCAACGCTTGTGGGTTCACGGGAACTTCTTCCTGCGGAACAACTACACAAAGAAATAACTGTTGTTCAGCTAGCGGTGGATATTCATATTGTGATACAACAGCAGGTCCATATGCTAGATGTCAGGTAAATACAACAACATCTACAACAAACTATAATTCTAATATTAGAGTTATTCAAAATGGTGGAAATTACACAAACGCAACATTAACAACCAATACATCATCATATACAGCAATAAATTCAATTCGTGTAGTTACAGCATCAGGAAGCGTTGCAGTCAGTGCATATGGATCAACAGGACAATCTGGACAAATTGGCAGCACACTTAGCTTTACTCCATCAACCACTCAGTACCAGGGTGTTGGTGTAATTAAAACAGCAACTGGAGCCGTCTCTGGTTCAACACTAGATAACTGGTCTGCATCATCATAATATTTTTTATGGTGTATACTATATATAAGGAGAAAAAATGAGCGAAGAAATGAATAATACAAAAAAGATTGCGGTAGTTAAAGATGGTGTTGTATTAGAGATAATGCACACAGATGAAAGAATGACTTCAATACTTTTAGACAATCCGACATTTATTGATGTAACATTAGAAAATGATATGTGTAGAACATATAAGGGTGATACATATGATTCAGCTACTGGAAAATTTGATTTAGAAAACAAGATTAACTTTGTTAACTTTAGGGGAGATGAGTAGGTTCTTGTTTAAACAAAAAGGGGTAGAGAAAGTTGAATATGCAAACTTATTTCCTGCTTTATCTGCATTCAATTTAATAAAAACAAAAATTCCTCAATGGTACAAAGATTCTGATTTTTTTTTCCCAGCAGAAAAACTTGTTGGTAGAAAAAATATAGAATGGGATAATAAAGGTTTAAAAACATGTGTTCCAATGCTAGATTCCTTTACTACTGGATATTGTTTTGAGCTTTCTATTGATATTTTTGTAGGTTTAGATATAAATAAAAATCCATATATTACTTGGAAAGAAGGTTTTCCTTCGCCAGTAAGTGAAAGAAAAAATGATCCAAACGACAAAATACCAACCCCGTCTGGCCATTACCCTGTACATTTTATTTGGCATCCACAGTCTATTTTTAGATTGCCTGCAGGCTACTCTGCACTAATTACAAATCCGTTAAATAGATTTGATCTGCCATTTACAACTATGAGCGGTATAGTGGATGCAGATGGAATAATGCATAAAGGAAATATTCCATTCTTTATAAAAGATGGGTTTGAGGGATATATTGCTAAGGGCACCCCAATTGCTCAAATTATTCCATTTAAAAGAGATAGTTGGAAAATGGAAGAAAATACAGATATTCTTGCTTTAGGAAATAATAATAATGCAATGTCAAATGCAGTACATTATGGGTGGTATAAAAAAAATATTTGGAAAAAGAAATCTTTCGAGTAAAAATTTTTAGAAATGGTATAATAAATAAATGACAAACAGTAAAGATCCATATAGCAGACCAGCCAGACCATGGGATTTATTTAATAAAAATTTGGGTAGGGTTAGTGAAGAGATATCAGAAGAAAGGCTATCTATTTGTAAAGAATGCCCAGAATTTATAAAAGCAACATCACAGTGTAAAGAGTGCGGTTGCATTATGAATTTAAAAACAAAACTACCAAATGCATCTTGTCCTCTTGGAAAATGGAATACAATTTCTATTAACAGTATTAATTTTAAGGAAGAAAACAATGGATGAAGTATTAGAAAATAATCAAGATATGTTTGAGTTAGATTTGCCTCCAATAAGAGTTGCTTTTGTTCTTGATGATAAAGTAGAAGAAATTTTATTTGTCGATAATAGGCTTGGAGCTATCTTATTAAGCGATCCATTAATACTTGAAGTTGTGGAAGAGAGAGCAACCACAGATTTTGTTGCTATAGGCGACAGCTATGATCCAGAGAATGATAAGTTTTTTAGAACTACAGTAGTCAGACCAGAACCAATAGAAGAGTATACGTCAGAGTAGAAGTCTACAGTTTTTATAGCACTAAAAGATGGTGTATAATTAGGAGAGCTTTGAATTTTACAAAGCTCTCATTATATTTTTATTGAAAGGTTTATAGATGTCAGATATTTTTTCATTTCGTTTGCTAGAAGAGTTTGTTAATAAGTATAAAGATGTTGAGCCACCGTTCGGATTCTCAGATGCTGGTGGAAATTCTCTTGGAGAAATCACATTCATTAGAACATACTCTAGAGTAAAAGAAGATGGTACCAAAGAGCGTTGGTATGAGGTATGCCGTCGTGTAATCGAGGGTATGTACTCAGTACAGAAAAATCACGCTAAAGAAAATCGTCTTCCATGGAATGATAATAAAGCACAGAAGTCTGCACAAGAAGCCTTTGAAAGAATGTTTAATTTGAAGTGGACACCACCAGGACGTGGTATGTGGGCATTTGGAACTACTATGACTATGGAGAAGAAAAACTCTGCTGCCCTTCAAAATTGTGCGATGGTATCAACAAGAGATCTTGACAAGAACGATCCTGGAGCATTGTTTGCATGGGTAATGGATGCGCTTATGCTTGGTATTGGTGTTGGATTTGATACAGTTGGAGCAGAAAAACAATTTTCTATTTATGCCCCAACAGAGCCAGCATTTATTTATGAAATTCCAGATACTCGTGAAGGCTGGGTAGAGTCAGTAAAAATGCTATTAAACTCTTATTTAAGACCACATCAAGCTATTCAAGAATTTAACTATGATTTGATTCGTCCTCTAGGAGCACCCATAAAAGGCTTTGGAGGCGTTGCAAGCGGTCCACAGCCACTAATTGATCTTCACAACCGCATCCGTGCTGTAATCGGCGGTAGAGCAGGAGAAACGCTAGATTCTAGAGCTATTGTAGATATTGTAAATCTAATTGGCACATGTGTTGTTTCTGGAAATGTTCGTCGTTCTGCTACCCTTGCATTAGGTGCTGCTGGAGATGAGGATTTTATTAATCTAAAAAATGTAGAAGTATTTCCTGACAGAAATTCATATGATCCAGAAAAACCAGGATGGGCATGGATGTCAAATAATTCTATTTCTGCAACAGTAGGAACAAAATATGATGACTATGTAGATCTTATTGTAAATAATGGAGAGCCAGGATTTATTTGGCTAGATGTTGCAAGAAACTATGGAAGACTAAAAGATGCTCCAGATTATAAAGATTATCGTGTAATGGGATTCAATCCATGTGCGGAACAACCACTAGAATCCTATGAGCTTTGCACACTTGTAGAAGTACATCTAAATCGCCACGAATCTAAAGAAGACTTCTTGCGTACTCTAAAGTTTGCTTATTTGTATGGAAAGACAGTTACTCTCATTCCTACACACTGGCAACAGACAAATGGAATTATGCAGCGTAATCGTCGTATTGGAACATCTCTAACTGGTATTGCTTCTTTTGCAGATAAGAGGGGGTTACCAGCAGTTCGTGAATGGATGGACGAAGGATATAATACAATTCGTAAATATGATCACACATATTCTGAGTGGTTATGCGTTCGTGAATCAATTCGTGTAACAACTGTTAAGCCGTCAGGATCAGTTTCTATTCTTTCTGGTGCAACTCCAGGAGTTCACTGGGCTCCAGGTGGAGACTATTTCTTAAGAGCAATTCGTTTTGGAGAAACAGACCCAATGATTCATTTGTTTAAAGCTGCAGGATATAAGATTGAAAAAGATCTTGTATCAGCAAATACACAGGTAGTTTATTTCCCAGTCCACTCTGGGCACCCAAGATCAGAAAAAGATGTAACACTGTTTGAAAAAATAGCACTTGCTGCTACTGCTCAAAAATATTGGTCAGACAACGGTGTTTCTGTTACCCTTTCATTTGATAAGGAAGCAGAATCAAAGCATGTTGCTCCAGCATTGAATATGTATGAGGGTCAATTAAAGGCGGTATCATTCTTGCCAATGGGTAATACTGTTTATCCACAACAGCCATATACACAAATCACAAAAGAAGAATATGAGTCATATATTGGTAAGATTAAAAAGATTAATTGGTCTGCTATTTATGATGGAATAGGAAATCTTGATTCTATTGGCGAGGCCTACTGTACTACGGACAGCTGTGAGATAAAAATAGGGTAAAATGGTAAAACGGGGGTATAAAATTACTATTATATGCTATACTTATGGTTATGAACAATAACGTCAATCCATTTATTAGTCCAAAAACTGGCAAACCTATTGTTAGTAATGTACGCCGTCAAGTTATTGAAAAGAAATATAACTGGGGCCTTTATGTTTATAAAAAGTCTACTGGTAAATGGTTTACAGATGGAGAAGGAAACGTTTTAAATATTCCTGCGGTTCGTGGTGATTTAACAAAGATTGCAGAACTAAAGCAGGCAGCAAAATATTATGGCGACGATGGTGACGGAGAAGCAGTTTTTGTTCCAGGGTTGACTAGAGTATCAGATGAAGAATATAGTGAACAAATGGATAGATTTAAGAATGGTCTCATTCCATCTATGAATGATCTTGGTGCTATTCATGCTGCACAGCAAACATTAAAAACACACGGAAGGAATGCTTACGAAAGTGAGTAGAGAATTTGATTATATTCAAGCTAGTTTAAATACTCAGCCAGAAGAAAGAAATATTTTTAAAGAACAAGACCCATTTAATAAATCATGGGATGATCTAAAATCATTTTCTGGTTTAAGCAATAATTTTAAACGCAGAACAGTTAGAACTGTATCAAAAGTTTATCCAGCAAATCAAGATGATGTTGCATATTTAAATAGCGCTAATGCAGTTCCTTCAGGACAAGATGCAGAATCAAAACAAATTAATCCAGGAACTGTTTATCATAATGGCTATGGAATTTTTGATGCAATTACACCGCCATATAATCTTTATGAATTAGCAAGCTATTATGATACATCTTTTGCTAACCATGCTGCTATTGATGCCAAGGTAGAAAATGTTGTTGGTCTTGGATACCGTTTTGATATAACAGATAGAACAATGTTAAAGTTTGAGAATAGTGATGATCAAGGTGCTGTTGATAGAGCACGTAATCGTATTGAGCGAATGAAGTTAGAATTACGTGATTGGTTAGAAAATCTAAATGATGAAGATAGTTTTCAGAAAACAATGGAAAAGGTTTATACAGATTTGCAGGCTACTGGAAATGCCTATTTAGAAGTTGGTAGAACTGTTAGTGGAGAAATTGGATACTTAGGACATATTCCTGCTACAACAATTCGTGTTAGAAGACTTCGTGATGGCTTTGTTCAAGTAATTGGAAGAAAGGTTGTTTACTTCCGTAACTTTGGTGCAAAAAATCCAAATCCAGTTACTGATGATATAAGACCAAATGAAATTATACATATTAAAGAATATTCTCCATTAAATACCTATTATGGTATTCCAGATATTATTGCTGCTATTCCATCTCTTATTGGAGATCAGCTAGCATCTCAATATAATATCGACTACTTCCAAAATAAGGCTGTACCAAGATATGTTATTACATTGAAAGGTGCAAAGCTATCTGCTGATGCAGAAGATAAAATGTTTAGATTCCTACAAACAGGATTAAAGTCTCAGTCTCACAGAACTCTTTATATACCACTTCCTGGAGATACAGATAATAATAAAGTTGAGTTTAATATGGAGCCAATTGAAAATGGTGTTCAAGAAGCATCATTTGAAAAATATCGTAAACAAAATCGTGATGATATTTTAGTGGCGCATCAGGTTCCAATCTCAAAACTAGGGGGATCTGACTCTGCAGCTATTGCTGCTGCTCTTGCACAAGATCGTACCTTCAAAGAGCAGGTAGCTAGACCAGCACAGGGACATCTAGAAAAAGTTGTTAATAAGATTATTAAAGAAAAAACTGATATTTTAGAGTTAAAGTTTAATGAGCTTACATTAACAGATGAAATAGCAAAATCACAAATTATTGAAAGATACGTAAAAACTCAGGTTATTACTCCAGACGAGGCTCGTGAAATGATAGATATGCCTCCTAGACCAGACGGCGATGGTAATACTCCATTTATCATGTCTCCAAGACAGGCTACAGATGCTAGGGCAAATATGGGTGGTACCAGACAAAGAGATTCAGAAAGAACAAATAATAACTCAGATTCCCCATCAACGATCTCTGGCAGAAATGCACAGGGTGAAGGTAGATCATCTCAATAATTGAGAATCTATTATAAAGGAATGATATAATTATTCTGCCATGAATATAAATAAAGCACATTGGATTACAGATGGCGACAACGTTCGCTTTTCTATGCCTATTGGCAAGGTCGATCAAGAGCGCAGAATCGTTTCTGGTTTTGCCACACTCGACAATGTTGATAAGCAGAACGACATCGTAACTACTGAGGCAAGTTTAGCAGCATTTAAGAAGTTTAGGGGTAATCTTCGTGAAATGCATCAGCCATCAGCAGTAGGTAAAGTTGTTTCGTTTAAAGAAGACAGATATTTTGATCCACAAACAAAAAAGTTTTATAGTGGAGTATATGTTTCTGCATATGTTTCCAAAGGTGCACAAGATACATGGGAAAAAGTTCTTGACGGTACACTAACTGGATTTTCAATTGGTGGAAATATTAAAAAGTTTGATGATGAATTTGATGACAAAATGGATAAGACAATTCGAGTTATAAAAGAATATGACCTTCATGAACTATCTCTTGTAGATAATCCAGCAAATCAGTTTGCAAATGTTATATCTATTGAAAAAGGAGAATTGGGTGGTTTCCTAGCAAAAGCAGTAGTTGATAATGTTTACTGGTGTGGCTCAGACGACATTGTTCGTCTTTCAAAAGAATCTGATGAAAGTTGCCCATCATGCAACGGTACAATGAAAAACATTGGATTTGTTGAAGATCAAAATGATATAGAAACAGTAAAGTTCTTAGTTGATAGTGCAAAAGGCATTAGAACAATTAAGATGACAAAGGAGGAAAATCCTATGACAGAAGAAACAACAGTTGTTGAAGAGACTTTAGAAAAGTCTGACACAGCAGTAGTTGAAAATGTTGAGGTTGCTCCAGAAGCTCCAGCAGAAGCACCAGCTGATGTTGTAGCAGAGGCTCCTGTTGCTGAAGAGGCAGCAGAGCCAGTGGCAGAGACAGTAACTGAAGAAGTTGCTCCAGTTGCTGATGATGCAGCAGAAAAGTCAATTGATGCAGTTGTTGATACAACATCAGAAATTGCAAAGTCTGTTGCAGAAATTAATGAATCTCTAACTAATGCCTTGAGCAATCTTGCAGAAACAGTAAAGGCTATGCAAGCCAATGTTGATGCAATCACAAAGTCCCTTGAAACAGTTACAGGCGAAGTAAAGTCTGTAGCAAATGAGGTAAGCCAAGTAAAGGGTACTTTTAATGAGTTTGGAAAGCGAGTAGATGCTGTCGAACAAGACACTGCTTTCCGCAAGTCTGGCGATCTAGGCGAGATCGTGCAGGAGTTTTCAGAAATGAAGACTCAAAAATCCCTATGGGGCGGGCGTTTCCTCAAAACAGCCGACCTATTCAACTAACATAATTCACTAGGAGGTGAACAATATGTCGGAACAAGAAATCGTAAAGAATTATCCAGGATCATCTGAAGGACACAACCATGACGGCCAGGGCTCATTAGCATCTGGTGGAATTGGTGGTGCAACCGCTACAGGTCCATCTGGTAATCTTTCACCAGCAGCTTCACTCGGTAACATTGCTACCGCTAACTTTGGATCAACAGAGGGTGCTAATGCAGTGAATCCTTCTGGTACACCTGGTGGTATTTTGCTACCAGAGCAGGCTCGCCGCTTCATCGACTACGTGTGGGATGCAACAGTTCTCGCCAAAGATGGTCGTAGAGTTACAATGCGAGCAAACACCATGGAAATCGAAAAGGTTAACGTTGGTGAGCGTGTAATCCGTGCTGCAGCACAAGCTGACAACACATACACAAATGCTGGCGCAACATTCACTAAGGTAGAACTTACAACCAAGAAGATTCGTCTTGATTGGGAAGTTTCTACTGAGTCTCTTGAAGACAATATTGAAGGAGGTGCACTTGAAGACCATCTCGTTCGTCTTATGACAAACGCTTTTGCTAATGATATCGAAGATCTCGCTATTAATGGTGATGGTTCAACAGGTAACTTCCTCTCAATCATGGAAGGTTTCGTACACAAGGTCACAGACGGTTCAGATGCTCACGAAGCAATCGTAACCGTTTCAGATGATGCTTGGACACCAGCGGTAATGCAGGATATTATTCTTGCAATGCCACGTAAGTACCGTGCAATTAAGAGCAATCTTAAGTTCTATGCAGGTACAGATGCATTCCAGGGTATCGTTACAAACAACGGTACACTTGCTGACGCAGTAGCAGAAGCAATTGCTGGAATGACTCCAGGCAGCACACAGGCTAACCGTCAGAACTATCTAGACGGCGTCGGACAGACACTTGGTGGAGCACGTACAACACGTGTTCTTGGTGTTGATGTTATGGAAGTACCTTACTACCCAGCAGACTATGTCGATTTGACATTCCCTGCAAACCGTGTTTGGGGCTTCCAGCGTGATATCACAGTAAACCGTGAATACAAGCCAAAGAAGGATACAGTTGAATACACAGTATTCGTACGCTTTGGTCTACAATGGGAAGAACTTGATGCAGTTGCTTATGCAGATGCAGCATCTGATTCCTAATCACAATTAAATAATAGAATTTGGAGGGTAGCGTAAAAACTACCCTCCTTATTCACATTCTGATATAATAGCAGTGGAGGAAATAATATGTTACTAGAGACAACAGTAGACGAATTAAAAAATAAAACAGTACCACAACTAAAATCTTATGCAAAACAAAATAATATAGATTTATTTGGAGTTAGTACAAAAGCAGAAATATTAGAAGTTATTTTTTCTTTTTTACCTACACCACATCAAGTTCAAAAAGCAAAAAATAAAGATAAGCCAACAGAAAAAATTGCAGTGTATTCTGAAAAAAATCTTCATTGGAATGGGGTAGGAGAGCTTGAAAGAGGTTACAATATTCTAAGCAAGGAGGATTCGGAAAAATGGTTAGCCAATAAGTCTGTGCGAATAGCAACTCCAGACGAGGTAGCCAAGTTTTACCGTAAAAAGAAATAATGGAAGTATTACGTTTACCCCCATATCCAATAGATACAAAGTGGGATGTTCCTGCTCCTAGCACTCAGTATAAGCTTTATATTGAAGACCTTGTTGATCACTCTGTAGAAGAGCTTACAGTTACATCAGATTCAAACTCACAAATTACTTATACTATTCAACAGGCAAAAGCTCAATTTGATAGAAAATTTTTATTTAGAATTTTAAGTATGTCTGGAACTATTATTCTTGATAGTAATCTAGATATTTTACGTCCCTATATTGACTACAGAACATTGGGCACAACAGCATCTGAAATACAAGAATATAAAATTTTAGAAATGGTAGCAAGAGGACTCATTGATTCTGTAGTAACTGACGGCTTTTATAATGAGAAGCATATTGTTGAGACAACAGGCAATGGTGCTGACTATATGCCAATATGGGAAGATTTAAATAAGGTTCTTAGGGTATATCGTGACAACGTATTGATTTACGATGTTGATGCAGAAAATCCAGAAGATAATGAAGCAACATATACTGTTACATTAGATAATTCTGCAATTATTCGTGTTGAAGATGAAAAATTTGATAGATTACAATCAGCACCACTTGATCTTCCAGGAGCAGTTGGAGATCTTGGGTATGTGGGTGGACTAACAACAGCATTTCCTAAACTATGTGACTTTTTGTTTGTATTAGATGTTGGATATAAGGCTGTTCCGCCAGACATTGAGTATGCGACTAAATTATTAATTGAAGACTTAAAGTGTGGAAAGCTTGATTATTATAAGAGATATACAACATCTTATAATACTGATCAGTTTAGAGTTCAGTTTGATAAATCAGTTTTAGACGGTACAGGAAATATGATTGTAGATAAAATTTTAAGTAAGTATACTAAAAATATTACCAAGATAGGTATGATTTAATGCTATGCGATTCTACAGATTTTATGTATCCATTAAAAGCAGATATTTTTTATCCTATTGTTGAACAGGGTGCATACGGTAATATTCAAAAGCAGTGGGTTCTAGATAGAACAGTAACCTGTAATTTTGAGCCAGCTGGGACAGCAAGTGGAGAAGAAGTTAAGCCAAATGTAAAAATAAATATGGATGTTGTTCTTTTGGGTAGAACTAAAAAAGATGTAAGAATTATGTCATCAGAATCAAAACAATCAGTTACAAATGTAATAATTACAAACATTAGAACACACTCTAATACTCCAGTATATTTAGAAACAGCTGGCCCAAGATCTGGAAAATCAACTATTTTTGAAATAGCATCTAATGAACCAATAGTTGGACCATTTGGAGATATAGATTATTATAAATTAGTAATTCGTAGATCAGAAAATCAGGCTACAGACCTATGATTACAGTAAAGCTAAATCAGTCAAAACTAATAAAAGATTTAAATAATATTGTTGATTACTCGCTTGGTTTTATTAACGGCGTACAAAAAGGAAAATCTATATTTTTAAACAATCTTGGCTCTTCAGTACAGCACATATTAGAAGCTTTTATAGATTCTAATGCTAGATCTAATCCACAAACATTGCATCACGTATACGAGTGGTACCGCACTGGAAGTCCAGATGCAAGACTATTTGATATTAGATATACAGTAAGCAATGTTGGTCTTTCATTTTATTCTTCTTTTAGACAGTCTACTACTATTAAAAATGGATCATCCGTTCCATTTTATAATAAGGCAGAGATTATGGAAAATGGAATACCAGTTACAATAGTTCCTAAAAGATCTTCTGTATTGGCATTTGAACAAGACGGAGAAACTATTTTTACAAAGGGACCAATTAATGTTGATAATCCAGGAGGGCCTGCAGTACAAAATGGTTTTCAAAATACTGTAAATTTATTTTTTAGTAGATATTTTACTCAAGCATTTTTAAGAGCTAGTGGATTATATGATTATTTTAATAATCCTAAAGTCTATAAGAAAAATTTACAAAAAGGAAGAACTTCAGGCAAGGCTGCTGGAATATCTACAGGGTATGCATGGATAGTGAATGCGAAGGTAAATAAATAATGGCAAACGATAGTGCATTAAATACACCAGTTCTCTGGATTAATAAATATTTACAAACTAAGTTAGCAAGTAAACTTGGATATGTAACACCATTTTTTCCGCCATCTCCATTTAATATTGAAGATTTAACAGAAAAGTGGATGGTTATAAATAATACAAATACACCAATTAGTAATGCTGTTGCAGGAACCTGGGATAGATTAATTAAAATGAATAGAACTAAATTTCCACATATTAAGTGTGAGCAAATTCTTTATTATTTTTATGGTCTTGGAGAAGATTCAAAAATAACAATGATACAAGTTCAAGAAGAAGTTCTTAGATTGATGGATAGACTTGATGAAACAGCAGAAGAAATAAATAACTGGTGCTCTAATAGAAGAGTAAGGCTTGATGATGGTTCAGAGGTAGACTGCATGTTTTATTTCCATGACTTTAAGGTATATCAGCTAGAAGAAACAAGAGATATTATTGATTTTGGTACAGCTCGTACCTATGGAGGCAATAAGATTATTATTGACTTTGATTATCATCAAATGCCAGATCTTACCAACAACTCGTGGTCACCAGAGCCAAAACTGTCTGGCAATGATAAAATAACAATATAAAACACTGATATAATTATGGTGAGGAAACCCGCCAAAACTTAATATATTCTATGAAAGTAGAGGTGAAAAAATGGCATATACTCGTGGTACGTCGACCAACATTATCGTTGGTGCTGCTGCACTTTTTGTAGCAGATACAACCCTAACTCCAAGCACATTGGAGTCGTTTGTAACCGCTGAATCATTCAAGGAAACCTTGGCAGATGAAGCAGATTATACAAACGTAGGTTATACCATGAATGGTCTAGAACTTCAGTTCCAGCCTGACTTCGGTGAAGTACAGGTTGACCAAGTTCTTGACGTTGCTAAGTTGTATAAGCAAGGTATGCAGGTAAATCTTGCAACTGCTTTTGCTGAAGCTACACTTGAGAACCTTCTCTTGGCTTTAGCATACAATGACAATCAACTTTCAGGAAGCAAAGCTTCATCATCAGGAAGAACTCTAAATCTTTCTGCAGGTGAAATCGGAGAATGTCCAGTAGAACGAGGAATCGTTGCTGTTGGACCTGGAACTGGTGATTGCGAAGATTCCGCATACGTAGAACGTGTTTATACAGCATACCGTGCTCTTTCAATTGAAAACGTAACTGTATCCGCAAAGCGTGACGAACCTTCAATGTTCGAAGTTTCATTCCGTCTTCTTCCTGAAGACACAACTGGATCATATGGTAAGATCGTAGATCGTACCTGGACACCAGCTAGCTAGTTTTAAATAATTAGACATAAGGGCCCATCTCGAAAGAGGTGGGCTTTTTGTGTGCTAGAATAGTTGGGGGACAACATGGCAACTAAAATATATTCAACTAAAAATATTTATTTATTTGACGGTACAGAGGTAGAAATATCTCCATTAAAAATAAAATACTTACGTCAATTTATGGATACATTTGCATTAATTAGTAAATCAAAAAATGATGATGAATCATTAATGATTTTAGCAGAATGCGTAAGAATAGCCATGAAACAGCACTATCCAGAAATATCAAAATCTATAGCAGATATTGAAGATAATATAGATATGCCAACAGTATATTCAGTTCTAGAAATATCTGCGGGAATAAAAATAAACCAAGAGTCAGAAGAGTCCGTATCAGATCAGGCACAAAAAAATGAATCAAAAAACTCATGGGATGAGATAGACTTGGTTAAACTAGAATCAGAAATTTTTACTTTAGGGATATGGAAAAATTATGATGATTTAGAAAAGTCAATATCTATGCCAGAATTAATGGCAATATTGTCAAGTAAAAGAGAATTAGATTATGAAGAAAAGAAGTTTTTGGCAGCAATACAAGGAGTAG